TATGCAATGGATTGTGTGTAAAGTTGAGGATGAGTCGTAGAAGGGGAATGTGTTGTTTGATTTAATCATACTAGCAGTTTTATATGCTTGTAAATTATCAATATTACTTACTATAATCCATTTATTACTTTCCCATTCAACTATTGATCCAGTTTCAACTATCGTTTCAATTGGCATATGAATTTTCTTATCATACTTTCCTTCATTTAAAGGATTCGAATGTGATTGGATTATTACTTGTGTTGTAATATTGTCAATTATTGTTGTAGAACCTTCTGCACTATAATATCTACGAATATCAAAATTTTCTTTTACATCTGATATTGTTTCTTCTTTAGCATAATAATTTGAACTATCTTCTATCCATTTTCTTCTAACATCCATAAGAAATCACAACCTTATAGAATAGAGGATTAATTATTATAATCCTCTATTCAAATTACATCGCTAATCCTTCAATCCTAAGATAAGATGTATCTGCAACGGCTTTGTAGTATAATTTACTAAAAGGTACTGCAATATTTTTTCTTGATTCTCCTGCTTTTAAAACCATTAAATTACTAGCTGCACTTGCACTTGCCACATCAAAAGACAAAGTAACTGTACTTGTACTATCGTTTACAATAAGATTAATAAAAGACATATCCAATGTGACATTTTGTTCCAATATGTTCGCTACTAGCGATCTACCGATGAAGTTTGTTGCCATTATTAAATCACTCCTCTTAATTATTTTTATTTAATCACAATTATAATTATTGCTTATTATTCTACTGCCATTACTTGAACTACATTAGTAGCAGCCAAATGAGTAGCACCTGCTTGTAGTACACGAACGCGATTAGGACTTGTTTGAATAGATGCCTTATCTGTAATTGTACCAAGTAATACTCCATCTGCATCAAAATAATTAACTAATATTTTAGTAGGTACAAATGGTATTGGTATATTAGTTTCAAGTGCTAATACATCTTGTGCAGTAACAATTCGATCTACAATAACCATTTGTTTTATACCTGCATTAGATCCACCAACTGAATTCTCTACAGTACAATTTGCTGCACTAGTTGTAGAAATAGTAACATTTCCAACAGTCCCAATTGCATCCCATGCCAATACGACACTTGCACCATCAGCAGACAAAAATGCTGTAAAAGGAACTACTGCTCTTGTGTCACCATTAATTGCAGCAACTAAACTAGTTGCAGAGTTTGCAGCACTTGCACCATTTGTCCAAACACCAGTTGTAACTACTGCTACATCAGCTTCTTGATAATCAACACCATTAATTACAACCTTCATTGCAGGTTCTCCAGTGGCATTAAAATCAATTACTGCTGTAGAAATTGTTCCAGGAAAATTAATCAAAGAATTGATTTGTGTTGCAGTAGCAGTTACAGAAGTTCCTGTACCAGCACCTAGCTTTAAATCTGCAACTGCCAGAACATCAACATTTTTGTTTGCTCCAACAACTACAGCTTTATTAGCTAATACTGTTCCTGCAGTTACTCCATCTAGAGTAATTTCTTCACTCTCAGATATTCTAATAAAATCAGAATCACTATATCCCATTATCTTTCCTCCTTTTTGATTATTTTTTTATGATCTTATCATTGTGACTTATATTATTTAATTACATAATCTCCCTCTGTAAGTAGGGGATTCTCTTAATGAAGTTGGAAATGTCTAGAATCTCCCCTCTTAGTTCAGGATGATCATGCAAAGAAATATCAAATTGTTTCTCAATCATATGCATTAAATTATTAATTTTTAAATACTCTTTTCTGCATAAATCTTCTAAACTCATTTCGCAATTTGGAGTTTTAATTAATATATTTTGCTTATTTCTCATAGTAAACTTCCTAACTATTTGTATAAGAATAAAATTCTTGCCGAAATTTTTCAATTTCTTCATTTAAATCTTTCAGCATTAATGAATAAACTTTATATTCATCTACTTTATTTGATAAACGACTAAAATCTTTTGTTCCAATTGTTGTTTGTAAACGAGATAATGGTTTTAATAAATACTCTAAATATGCTTTCTTCATATTTAATGAAATTAATTCAATCTCATCTATATCTAAATCATAAATTGTTATACCATCATATGTTTTACTTATGATTAGATTTAAATTAGTATTGTCTGTATCAGTAAATGTTACCACAATATTATCTGTAAGTGGTTTAGTTATTGTTAACATTGGACTTTCAATATTGTCTAATACTACTGTATAATTTGTTTCAATAGCAGACTTTATTTTTATTGCTATTTCTAATTTTGCATCAGTATTTAATAAAGAAATTGTATATGTATCAGAGTTAATTTGAAGAGTTATATCACCACTTGTTTCTATTACATCATAGATTATTAAAACTGCATTATTAGAATATAAAGTATAACTTAAATCATGTGGCGTAGTTTTATAACTGTACCCCACAGCAGTTTCAAAAAACTCAAAAACTAAATCTTGTTTGTAAGTAAAATCAACATCAGATGCTTTTATGAAAAATTTATCATATATTTTTTGGAGTAAAGTTCCCAAACTATTTCACCTCCAATGATTTGGTTATTATTAAATTTATCTTATCATTAATCAACTTCTTCCAATCTTCATCTTTATTATCAGTCCAATAAGGAATTTCTACATAAAAATATCCTCGCGATTTTGCGAAGATTCTTTTATATCTGTCTTTAAGTTTTTGGTAGTGAAGTTCGTACTCAGGAGTTGTATTATTGTGTTTAGCACTTAATATATGAAAAACTGTATTTTTATAATGTTGTTTTCCATGTACCTCAATAATTAATTTTAATTCTAAAATTTCATTATCAAAAGGTAGATTATTATTAGTTTTAGTTTTAGGGTTTTTAGGTAAAATAGTACAATTTCGTTCATGTAAAATTGTATAAGAAAGTAACCCTAAATACGTTCTAACTTTTTCTTGTAACACAGATTCATGTCTTTCTTTTGAACATTCTGGACATCTAAAATCACATACATTCGAATGTCCAATATCTCTATAATAATCTTCATGCTTCCCATCAGGACATTTCCACCAAACATATTGCTGACTCTTAGGAGAATACTCATATGGAGATTTAATATTTTTATCAGACCATATTTCTAATACTTGAGAATGCAAAGTACCTAGACTATCTAATGGATGAATATTGCCATTTGTATTTGTACAATAGTGACATCTTTGATTTTGAGTTATAAAATTGCTAGTATTAATTTCATAACTGCCATGATAATCTTTTTCTTGGCACTTAATCCATACCATATTTCTAGAACATTTACTAATTTCCCAAGGGTCAACTGTATTTATATTATAGTCCCAATACTTATTTAGAAAATCATTATCAACATTGTCTATACCTAATTGAGCAAAAGAATTGCATTTGTTACAATCCATACTTCCCTCTTGACCGTTTGTAAATGAATTAATATTTTTTAATTCACTACCATGTAAACCTTTTGGACATTTAAAATAATATTTATTTGGTGTACCATAGGTTATTTCGTTAGGTTTGCATTTATTTAACTCATAGTCCCATCTGTCAAGAATATCTTGTCTATTATTTTCAATACACCATTCGTAAAAACTAACCCATTTTTTATATCCATTGTGAGCACATTTTTGACAATAATATTTACCATTTCTATTTAAATTATGAATATAATTTTGCCATTTTACAGGAGTTTGGTCATCTCCACACTCGTCACAAAATATATCTATTAGTTCATTACAACCATTACTTATGTCTTCTATTTTTACTTTGAATGATTTTTTGTTTTTTGTAAACTCATATCCTTTACTGATATACCAATCTTTATTTTTATTATGCCACTTTATTATAATATATTCTTTTTTTAATCCCATAAAAAACTCCTAATTAATCAGTTGTAAATGGTAAAGAGCAGTACTCGGTTAAATACTGAATCTTGTCATAATCATTTATCTTCATTTTCTTAGCATAATTAACTATTTTAGATTTTTCTTGATTTGTAATGATATTTTCAGTTACATGTTTTTTGAATGTGCTAAAAGTTTTATATTCAAATATTTCTTTACATTTTTCATCATTTAGAATTAGTTGAACTCGCTTTTCTTCTTTATTGTCAAAACCAAGATGTTCTCTCATTTCTGGATTCTCAATTAGTATACGGGCATGATCTCCATTCCCTGTTCCGATAAAGAAAAGATTATTATTTTGTACTTGTGTTTCAATTTCCATATTGGGGATATATACAGTTTGATTTGCTTTGATGAATTCGTCACCTTCCATGGAAAACCTTTCCCATGAAACATTCCAATCACATAAGTTTTTTACCTTTGAACGACTGTTCATATCAATTGCCATAATTGTTTTTACCCTCCATTATTTTACCCTTTATTTTTTTGTTTATTGTTGTTTTATATTGCTTCTTGGATTTGAATATCCGTTGGTTTGATTTTTCTTAGTTCACCAAAATCATAATCAAATTGACCTTGAGAATTAATTATTTTTGAATTGTCAATGTCGAATTTAATATAATGATGATTTTGATTTAGATATGTACGTGCGTAGGATAGGATTTCTAGAAGTTTTTGGTCTGATGGGATTAGGTCATCTTTTTCACTAATGATTCTAATTTCTTTCCAACCAGAACGTAGTAACCCATAGGTTCTATTTCTTTCTCTTTTTATGAATTCTTTTTCTAGTGCCGTATATAATGCTATTCTTGTGACCTCCTCCATCGTATTCCAGATAAATCATTTCTTCCAAGAAAGCAATATCTAAAGATGATGTTTTTACTGGATAATTAAGTTCACCACCTATAAGATTGTGTATATATTTTTGTTGGATAGAGCATGGTGCTGATCCATTTTTATAAAGAGTTTGTCTAATTTTTTCTCTTATTTCTGGACTTGATAATGCGTACTTAAAACCATATCTATCTAAAAATGTTGCTTGTACTCGTTCTTGTCTACAATTATTGCATCTTTCACCCAATTTGAACTTATCAATAATTACTTCGTCGTAACTACCACATGAACAAATATATCTTACTTTTGTTTTACCATTTTGTATTTCTTCCTCTGAAGACAATAATTCACAACCATGTTCTTTAAAATAATTATATGTTTCCATATATGGAGTTCTCAGTGCATCTCCAGTTTTTTTATATCCACACTCTTTACATCTTTGCCCATGCATAAATTCTTTTAAAGCAATTGTGCTAGGTTTTCCACATGAACAAATATAAGGCATAGGAATATCTGTATTTATATATTCGTCTGCTAATAGTTCACAATTTTCCAATTTAAAAATTTCTTTTGCAATTTCTAAATCATATTTATAATTACCACCTATGTTACAAATAGGGCATCTGTGGCCTCCTACATTAAAAGCTGTAAATGTCATAGGAAATGGATGACCTTTATCACATTGGATAATTAAATAGTCTTTACATCTAACATATTCAGTTGATATTAATATGTATCCTTCAACTGCTTCAACTATATTTTTGGCATCTTCATAAGTATATTTATATTTTCCAGTACAATGAGGACATCTAGGATTCTTCTTAAAATTGGTTATTGTTTCTGTTTTTCCATCGATTTTATCATCAATGCCATAGTCACTAATACATTTTATATCAATGGAATTTTCTAATACCCATTGCTTAAATTGATCAATATTTTGCTTTTTGCCCATTTTAATTCCTCCTATCGAATCATCACCTAATTTTTTATAAATAAAAGAAGGACGGGTTAGGAAAACCGTCCTTGTCGGTATTAATTAAACTCGCGATTATAATTAATACCTATCTTCTATAAAATTAATTTCTATATATTACTCAGCTAAAGCAGAATCGTACAAATATCCCACCGTTGCCACGTATTCAGGCACAAGATAATTTGAAAATTCCCAATCGTAGCGAGTGACCTGACTCCGAGTATTTAAATCTGTAGCAGTCATAGAAGTTAATCCACCGCGCAAACAAATTTGAAGGGGTGCATACTGGCCTTGTGGCAAAAACCACAAATCAGTTGTAGGTAATTGAGGTGCGTAAAAATCTCCGGCAGTATTTAGATCGATCATATTATAACTATTTGGAATTTCTACCACGATACTTCCTTTATAATTTTTAATAAGTCCAGTCTTCATAACTTCTTCCATTACATAATCAGGAAATCTATATTCTGTTCCGGCTGCAACAACACTAAAATTAGCAAGGTCTCCAAGTTTACTAACTGCACTATAATCTCCCATAATTGTTACAGAAGTACCAAATCGTCTTGCTTTCTTTCTAACATCCTCAACATTTGTCTTAGTAATTCCTTCAGCATAGTTCTTTAAAGTAGTGGCTGCTGTAATACCTGCTCGCAAAGCATTAATATGGGAAAGAACCATTTGATTAGTCATGTCTGTAAGAACTTGCTCATTTGCCATAGCCATTCCATCAGTAGCACCACTTTGTAATTCTCTCCAATCAACCATAACTCCACCAGTGGAAGTTTTAGTTTCCATAGTACCAGTTCTTTTCTTAACGGTAGGAAATACAAAAGAACCAGAAGAAGCTTGGACTCTTGATTTGTCACCTTGTAATTGATAAACCTCATAATACATGGCCTCATTATATCCGACCTTTGTAACCGTTCCCATAGCATTATTTATCGCCAATCTCTTTTCCAAGGGTTGTTGTATGGTGACTGTTCTAATTGCATTCAATTCTGCAATTGCTTGAGTATTCCCATCGTTAGCCATTCCTGCTAAAGTTTTAATCTTATCCATTACTGTATCAACTTTTTTACCATATTTAGATACATCTTTACCATAAACAATATTAGTAAAAATCTCTACGTCTTCACTTGGACGTGATGCATTCTCCAACTTATTCTTTACAATTTTATTAATCTCAACTTGTTCTGCATTCTCTTGTAATTTTGTAAAATCTATTCCAAAACTCATTGTTAATACCTCTTTTCCTTCTTATTAATTATTTATTAATTTACTTGACATTACTAAAAAATCTACATAAACCTCTACAACTTAAATATTATCATTTGCCATTACTTCTACAACATAACCACCAGCAACAGTTCCACCGCCTGCATCAATTGTAAATGCACCAAAAGTAGTTTTCTTGATTACTTTAAGATAAATTTCATAATCAGCAGGATTTGCTGTTTTTGTCCATTTCATTACATTTGTAGCATCTGCTACAGAACGACCAATGACATAATTACCAACAGCAACATCAGCAAAAGCATCAGTAAGTAAATCAGCACTCATATCAAGTTGAAGTCCTACCATGTCTTTAAGTCTGAATGCACGAATATACTCATCAGCAACAACTTTATAGGAATCTGTATTAATGATTTCAGGCTTATCAATGATATTACACATAACATAAATATCACCTAATTTTGCTGTAGCCAAATCTGGAACTAATACCTGAACATCAGATGTAACATTGAACTGATAACCATTATATGTATCTGCAATTGCCTTTACATTAGGTTTGTTGGATACATTAAGAAAATTTGAATCATGGAATTTAAATTTAGTTAAAGAAAGATGGGATACTACCAGGAACCTTTTTCATTTCTTTTTCTTTAATAGAAATAAACATATCATTCTTAGTATTAGTTTCAACATCAGTGTTATCTTGAGATGCAATCATTTCTTTGAATTTCTTTGCACATAATTCTGCTTCTGCTTTCTTCAACCCATCCAAATCAATTGCTTCTACAAAAGATTTAAGAGAATTTACTTCGCTTTCTTCAAAACCATTTTTCGTAATTTCTGTTTCAAAATAAGCATTTACTTCAGCAATTTTTGCTTCTGAATCTGCTTTAATTTTTTCTTCTCTAAAAGAATTTACTTCTACTGTAAGAGATTCTTTTTCCGCTTTTTCAGATTCAAGTAATTTATTAACCTCTACAATACTAGTGTTTAGTTCAATTACTTTACTATCAAGTTCTGTTGCTTTTTCAGTTAAACTATTGATTTCAGCTTGTTTTTCCTCTAAAGATTTAGTTAATGAATTAATTTCTGTTTCTTTTTGTTCAACAGATTTAGTTAATGCATTGATTTCATTAATCTTATCTTCGATTTTTTGATTGAGTTCTAATACGATTTTTTCATCCATTTTTTTACTTTCCTCCTTCGTTTGATTATTTAATATATTTTTAACTGGTGTATTAACTTCGACAGATTCTTCACCATTTAGAGGTTTCCAATCTTCCTCGACTTTATTGATAATATCACCAAGTTTTACCTCACCATTTTCAACCGTATAAGTTACTTGAAGGTATTCTCCAGTTTTGTCCCAAGACTTCATTATAAACGTTGATATAGTTGGATAAAATTTATGAACATAATAATAAGAATAATTTGATTCATCTATATTTTGTTTTTTATTGAATTTACTTTCAACAATCATAGAAATATCATTATAATTCATAGCATTGACTTCAATGATTGTTTTATCTTTGTTATCTAAATTATCTGGCAATATATTCACCTCTTTTTTTTTGAGTGTATTAAGTTCTAGTAACAAGGCGTTGTGGTCAGCGGGAACTTCCCCAATCACAAGTGCGTGACCGGAGTATTGGTAGGATTTTGGAATTCTATTTTTTTCTTTCCATCCTCCATCATAAATTATTTTTTTATTACCTAGTGATTTATCGGCACAAATCTCAATTGAACCTTCTACGGAATTGCCACTGTCATATTCTTCTTGTAAATAATCAATTAATTCTGGGAATCTCTGATCATACACATACCCAACACCAACTAAAGCATCAATTATTTCATTATTAACTTCAATATTTTCAGCTATGTATGCACTCTCGAACGATCCAACAACAAGACTATCTTCAAAAATAACCCTATTTTCTTCAACAACCATATCACCATGCGACCCAAAAGGAATTTTATTCTCATTATCCATAAACTGAGCAACCAAAGGCATTCCTTTTACTGACCCAATATTATTTTCAGTAAAACCCTTATCCCAATGGATTCCATTACCATTATAATCTGTAGAATCTTTATGGATCTGATGCAAAATCAACTTGATAGGAGTTCTCCCCGCCATAGATGTTTTCTTAGAAATTTCGATTACACTATTTTTCGTTTTTCTCACCTCCTTTAAATAGTTAATAATTGTTATGTTAAGTTTAATTTACGCTTTAGTATATCTTCAATATTATCAAAATCCCGATACCATATTTCTAATAATTTTATTTTATTAGTTTTAGCATATTCTCGTTTACGTCTATCATGTTCTTTTTGTTTTTCTAATCTTGCTTCTGCTAATTCTAATGGTTCGTTTTTATAATATAAAATTACCTTATCATGGTATTCCCCTTGATATTCCACAAGAAGATTATATTTTGGAAGATAAAAATCATATGATAGTAAACCTCCACCTAATCCAATTAAACCTTCGAATTCTTTTTGAGGAATATAATAAACATTCCTTAAATCAAAAACAATTTTACACTCTTTTTCGCCTTTAGATTGACTACAAACTGGACAACCTATACTTTTTAACAAAGTATATGGGGATGGATACCATATGTGATTATCTATAATACATTTACATTTAATTTTAGTATCAATATTTTTATATTCTCCTAAAACAAGAATGTTAGGATTAATTTGATTTAATTCTTCAATAAATTCTTCGTGTGATTTTTTAGCATTACCAGCACATTTTGGGCAACCTCCATCATTTAATAATACACTTGGATATGGATACCATACATGCCCATCAATTAAACATTGACATTCAATTGTATTTTTTGATGAGGAATATTTACCAAGTATTTTTATATTTCTATTAATTAAATAAACTTCTTTTACAAATTCATCATGTGATTTTTTCATATTGCCAAAACATTTTGGACATCGTTTTTCACTCAGAAAACTAGTAGGAGATGGTTCCCATGTAAGATTACAAGTGTTATGTCTTATTTTTATTCCAATATGAGATTGTATATATTCACCTAATACAGTATACTCATCGCCAACTAAATTATAAACTTCCTCTATAAACTCCTTGGTTGTTTTTGTTCTATTCTTTACAGAACAAAAAAGACAGTTATGGTCATTTGATAACAAATTATTTGGCGTAGCAGGATATTCATTATTGCAAATATTATGGATTACAGTAACATGTTTTTTAGCACCTTGATACCTACTTAGAACATTATATTCTCCTTTATAGATAAAATTAAATTCTTCTAAAAATTCTTCATGCGTCTTCTTTCTGCCCATTTTTATCATTCCTTTCCAATGAACCAACCACTCCCTTTCTTGACATGAAACAACTTAAATTTAAACAAACAAAAGAAGACTGGTGAAAGGAACCAGTCTTATCAGTTGGATTGCAAGCCCAACCTATCTCTTATTAAAAATTACAATATTATTTTGTTGATGGTTTTACTTGATTATTGCTATTATTATTGCGAGTGACCATGCCATTTTGCGATAAATCTTTGGTTTTTTTCGGCGGTGCTCCACCTTTATTATCATTTATATCTCCGCCATTTGAATTGAAGGACGTAGCGTGGACAGGGTACTTGTTTTCAAAATCTTCATCTGCCTCATCATCCATCAGACTTAAATAATCATCAACATCGATACCCATTGTAGAAATCCAGAATTTTAAACTCCCTCTTCCTTGAGTATAAAGATTTTGAGCTTTCTCAAACATGGAATCCTTGTTTAACCATGAAATTGGCAAATACTTAATATCTATGTAGTCTCTAGGTTTAATATCTAGTAACCCATTTAAAACTCTTGTGTATTCTCTTGCAATCTCATCTACAACTTGAAATACCTGTGAAGATACTAAATCAATATTAACTTGTAAATTAGCATAAGAACTTCCTCCGCTAGATTCTGCATTTAAAGCTGAACTAGCAAATCCCAAACTCGTTGAAATCTTCTTCATATTCTCGTTACTCAATGTATCCTTAATTAAAGATGAATCTTTGCTTAATCTACTAATTTCTGTCCCTGGTGCGAGGGATAACGTTGAGATTTTTGCCAAATTACCACTAGTATTAACTTTTACAGCACCTCTAAAAGCTTCTATAATCTCTTTTTGTTGAGTTGAATTTAAACTAGATGAGCCTTTTTTTTCACCCTCCGGCAAGATCATGAAATAGATACTACTAGCCAATTCACTAATTAATTGATATTGGCTATCGTCATAATCGCTACTTGCTTTCATATCTGAAAACGCTGACAACCCGTAGGGACGACCAAAGCATTCATTCTCACTAGCTCTAAATTTCAATGCAATTGTTTTACTATAATCTAATATAAACCATCTTTTACTAGAGTCTTTCTTATAGTCCATATAAGCTTTCATGAAATCTTTGGGATAATTCTTGATTTCATTTACCAAACCACCATATTTAAATTGATCAAAATACATCATATCGAATACTGATATTGAAGCGTTATTTTGAAATCCAATTATTTTACAGTAATCCAAATCTAAAGGCTGAATCATAAAATTATCGTCTAGTGATAAACCTTCAATTCTATCCAATGATTCTACTGTCATTGAACCAGTATCAATATTTTTATTGTTTGCAGAAGTATTACGCAAGATTCCAATATATGTTCCATAAATATATAAATTCCGTAATATATCTCTTGTTGATCTATCGTGGTTTAATAATTTTAGAAACAAATTAAATTTTTTCTTTTTTTCTTTTAATTCTGGAGTTTTATTTCTCATTGTAGTTATATATGCCAATGTAGGTATAGCAATAGAATAATCTATCACTTGCGAATAAATTCCTTGAGAATTATAGCTTTGTTCAGATATAGTTCTTAATATTTCATTGTATATCATAGGATATTTTACATATTGTTTTAAATCACTCATAGGAATATTATCTGTATCTAATCTTCCAGTTGATATGGAATAGGAATTGTAAGATAATGAGTTTGTTTCAACTTCATTTGAGAATTGGTTGGAGTTGGATTCTGGAGTTTCTATTGGAGTTGTTTTTTTGGTCAAATTGGGGATGCCTCCTTTCTTTAGGCGGTTATATTGTATTATGAATACGAAAATACAAAATCGTGGTCTGAATCCCTGACATTTTTCCTATTTTCTTCTTCCATTTCATTAACAACTGAAAGGCCATATGCTAAACTTGTTGCTCTATCCCGTTTAACAGTTTTTACAATTCTATCATAAATAATATTCCCAGAATTACTCATTATTTGTTTAATATTAGATAGTTCTTGAATCATTAAATCTGTTTGAATATACATTACAAATTCTTCGATACTTATTTGATCAGATTTATGAGCTTCGTCCATTTCAGTTGAATGTTTTAATAATCTTAAAGATCCATTTTCAAAACTAGCCTTAAGATATGTATGCATTGTATTATTACTACCCTGAGTAGCGGTTATTCCCCTTATTATTGGAACAGCATTTCTTATATTCATTCCTTTTTCATCATCATCCAATACTAATGGGGGAAATTCTAAAATATCTTTTGTTTTTTCATCTTTATATTCCCACGATTCATAAAACAAAGAAGGAAGAGGTTCTCCGTTTCCACGCATATCAATAATTATTTTTATTGCATTAGGGAAACTTAGATGATACAATTCTCTTAAGAAATCTCTTTGTTCTGGTAATGTCATTCCATTATGAGTTTTAGTATAAACAACATCTTTAAAATATGTGCCATTACTTCTTTCTTTTAGTTTTATTACATGAGTACACGCATTATCAGAGTTTTTAGCGTCAGATATAGCAACGTCATGTACTATAATGTATTGTGACTTACTTTTTTTAGGCTGTATTAATTCACACTGATCAAGAACTCTACAATGATTTGTTACATCATATGGATAATAACTTTCTCCACTAGATCCTACAAACTGACCACAATATTCATAAAGGAATATTTCTTCCGTAGTATCTGGTTTACTTCGTTCTTCTTCAATATCTTCTGCCTCAAATATCATAGCTTCAATTCCTACTTTATAATCTAAAGCACAAACGAAATAATTTTTATTTCCTTCTTTCATTTTATCAAAGAAATAAACAAATCTTTTATATAAATCACTTGTTTTTAAAAAAGCAGAAGATATAAAGATTACTTTACCCTTTTCTGGTTGCATATGATCAATAGCAACTGGTCTTTTAGTTTTTGTCATCGGAATTAAAATAGTAGATATTACACTATCTGGAACGAGACGAGCTTCGTCAATTAACAAATAATGGAATCTCCAACTTCTCGCTCCATCTCCTTGATTTCTCCCAAGCACAATTGCTCTTATCTCACTACCATTCCTAAAATTAACAACACAATCACTTGTACCTGTACTAATTGGAAATATTATTTCTCTTGCTATATTTGGATTATTAGCTAATTCTCCTTTAATTTTTTGAATAATTACATTTCTTGCCTGTTGTCCTTGTCCTGATGCTATCCCACACTTAAGCCCCTTATATAAAATAGCAGAACAAATAAAGAAGACAGCACTTATCCAAGATTTTCCAAGACCGCGACAACAGATAAGCATTACATATTGATGTCTAGCCATTGCTCTAAGAATTAATCGTTGAAAAAGATGGAGTTTTAAATGTAGAATCTCAATAGCAAACTTGTCTAAATGAATTCTATAATATGCTATGAATTTCTTCCATTCTTCGTCATTAAGACTATCACCTTCACCAACAATTGGATCATAACTAAAACTACTATCTAAATTATCATAATCACCATCTTTTATATGTCTACTTTTCTTACTAAAGTTTTTAAATACTGCCATTATATCACCTACAAAGATTTCTGAATGTTATTAAATTGATCTAATAAATGTTCAATAGCATCTTTTTCATATTCTTCTGCTTCATATATCCACTCTTTACTTTCAATTTTATCAACAACTTGACAAATACTATTGATACCTGCGCTCATACTCGATCTAGAATTCTCACTAAATTGAGCAGATTTTGATAAAGTATCAAAAGTTGATTGTAAATCTTTATATTTTTTATCTGCCCCATTTGCACCATCCAACATTTCTTGATAAGCTTTATTTACCGCCAAACTAGCACAACAAATTTTCTTTGCATAATCTTTATAGCTTGTAGTATTGATCTTAAAATCGTTATGTAATCCCGTAAGATATTGATTAAGATAGTTAATATCTGTTTGAGTATATCTACCATTCCATTCTTCACTATATATCCTTGTTTGATCTTCAAATACTGCTTGCATACCTTGTGAAGAATTTCTTGAAAAAATACTATCTCCAAATCTTAGAATCCCTTGTTTTTTCCATTGTTGCATAGAAGAATTTTTAAAGTACAACCCAAGAATATTCTTATTATCTTTTTCTTTTTCATATGTTGTAAAAAATACTTCTTCTATGTATGGTTTATCTAATAATTCGCATATTTTAATTACTGCATCTCTAATATCAGATCCATTTTGTAAATGTGTATTATACAACTCATATATACAGTCTTTACAGGCTGGAAAAAATTCATTATATAAAGGATTATCTGTTTTGAAAAAATTACTAATATTTGTTGTTTTTATTAAACCACATTTTGTACACGTTATTTCATTTCTTTTTATTTTTGTTTTAGGTTTTTGATTAGTTGCCATAATTTAATCTCCTCTTAACTAACTCCTTTTAAAACATTTTTAAATTCACCTAATTCATATCTTTTCTTAAACTCATAGAAATCTTCAATACTAGCATTTTTAGAATATAATTGGTGAAAAATCGTATGAATATTATTGGAAATACATATTCCAAGGGGATAAATGTTATGTAACTCAATAACTTTATCTCTTATCTTAATAAATTCGTCACCATTATACTTTTGTTTTATTTTATAATTTAATATACTTAAAGACTCAGTTATTATTTCATTAAAAGCCTTAAGATGATGAACGTCATATTGTTTATTTCCCATAAAAATGCATTCGTTATTGCAATTTAATTCACTTTTCTTTTTCCATAAATTTATACTACTTCTTAATCTTCTATTTAAATTTGCTAAACTTTCTTCTGCTCTACATAATTCACATGGTTGTTTAGTATTCATTAGACTATGATATGTAACTTTTTGAATTGCACCTAAGTGATTAGGACATTCAAATTCTATATGGGTATTAACTCCTCCATATACCTGATCTTCACTAACTTTTAACCCTCTATTTTTAAAGTAATCAAAAACAAAAGATTTTTCATGCCTTAATTGATTTGCTGTATATTCATAAGAGCAATAATTACATTTATGGTCTGAATCTAATAATTTAACATAACTTCTATGTTGAATACCTTTATCTAAATGTTCTGGACAAATAAAAGGCAACATTTGACTATTCTTTCTATATTCTTCTGGTTCAAATTTAGGTATCAATCCCTTATCTACAAATGCTTCATATACTTCATTACCGTCATGTCTTGTTGATTCAGCAGATAATTCATATTTTCCATAAAAACAACATCCCTTATTCTTTAAAAATACCTCTGTTGATGTATTTTGTTCCCCATGTTCTAAATGATTATTGCAAATAAATCTAACCCTACTTTTACTATCATCGAATTCTCTATTATTATATTCATCTTCTGTAGTTAATAAAATTAAATTCTTTTCCTTTGCTTGATCTATTATTAATTGAAATGGTCTTTGTTGTCTTTCTCGTGATGCGATCTTATACTCGTCTAATTTTTGAATATTATCCACACCATATTTATTCATCATAATATCTTTAGTTTTATATGCGCCACATTTTTTATTTGTACAACAATTACCTAATCCATTTTCTTTATCTTCTGTATATTGTCTATAAGGTTTTTCATGTATTCCTTTGCAACCATCTTTTTTATAATCACAATCTACTAATACCTTTGCTGTTGACCCTGGAGGTAAATCTTCTACTTTACATTCAAAGAAATCTCCTTGTTTAATTTTAGGATAACCTTTTTCTAAATACCACTTTGTTGTAAAACTATTCCATCTAACCATTG